CGAAGCTACAACAAATGGAGTTGTATCACTTGACTCATCATCTATTCTTAAACCATGGCCAGCAGCAGTATTTTTAATATGTAATCCATGTGTTTCTGTAGTATTTCCACCAGTAGATGTTTGCACAACCATTGCTGGATAATTTGTTGGTGCATTAGTAGTGACCTTTAAATTACCATCAGCATCATTTGCAGCTCCAGTAATCGTTACATCGCCAGTATGTGTAACTGTACTATTATGTGTAACAGCACCAGTAAAAGTACCGCCTGTTGTAGGCATTACTCCTGAATATGCCACATCTTCAAATGCTAAAATATTTACTTCTGCTCCAACTTCTGCTCCAGCAGTAAGAACAATTGAGGTACCATTAGTGGCCGTATATTCTGATGTGCTTTCTAAAATAATACCGTTATAAGTTACGATCATTGAGTTAGGGTCATATGCTAATGTTGCACCGCCACCATCAGCTCCAGTAAATGTAGTTTGACCGGCTGTGGCAGTATACTTAAACACTGACATTTTATTATTAACTGCTCTCGATAAATCTCTTGCTCTAGTCATTAGTCGGCCTCTTCTATTGTATTACCGTCTGCCACCCATTCAAGGATTGCTGCGTAGTGGCGGTTTGATTCAGACATTGGTATCCATAACTCTTCACCGTCTATTGTAGCTTTGACTTGAAAAACCTCATTTTTTCCTAGACGTTTAATGTATTTTGCATTTTCTATGTTCATAACTCTGCATCCATTGTCCAACTAAATGCCCCTGCCTGACTAGCAGCTAAACTTTGATAAGTTACGAAAAACCCATCAGTGTTAGTTTCATTACCAATAACCGAACCACCCCCACCAGCGTCTGTGTAACCGCCAGTAGGGTCATTTCTCATTCGCACAGGAAATAAGTACATTCCTCGTGCATATCCATCAGAAGATGGATAACTAGTAGAGCCGTTCTGGACGGATTTTTGATAATACCTCTGACACCGTGCAAGCTCATCACCAAATGACCGATGCTCAAACGGCGTACTTTGCGACCCAACTTCCAACTGAACTTCCGAAAGAATAAAGGTATTTCCTACTGTATCCATCCAATTAAGTTGATTAGTTGTTGAATAGTTTGATGTTGATGATGACCAAACATCGCTTGTACCACCGTCAAAAGCATCACCCCAAGCAAGATTAAAACCAAGAATTAAACCTTGGCCATTATCATTTGCAATGGCTCCACCAGACGATGTTATAAAAGATGTGCTACCTGCAGTAGGAGTTATGTTTATTGTTTTTTTCTCCCAAGTATTAGCAGAATTAATCGTGTATTCTTTGGTGTAAAGATAACCAGTAGTATCTGGCTTGTAGAGTGCAATAGTATAAATTCCAGTTTTGCTAGATTTTACAAAAAAGGAAAGAGTAAGAGTTTTTGCAGCAGATGTTCCATACGCTAAATGTTGACAGTTCTGAGCTTCAATAATTTGCTCAATGCTTGCATAATGATTTGTACTAAGGGCTGTGGCAGCCGTAGTAACGACTGCTTTAAAAGAAGAGCCTGAGCCACTTGGCGTGTCTGTAGAACGTTCTGTAGTGAAAGCACCTTGTGTGTTTTCATATATTTTCCATCTGTCAGCCGTAGTGTAATATCCTTGGAAGCCAGCATCAGCAGTGGTAACTGCGCTGGATCTTTGAAAAACTTGAAATCCACCATTGATTAAAAGATTGCGTCCAGAGAGACTGCCCTCAACAGGAAGATTATCTGCTAAATTTCGTGCGTTACCCATTAGTACTCCCCCTTAACTTGGCTTTGTAGGCCAAACAACGTCAGCTGTTGTAGATGCTGTAGTAATATCTCGAAGAGCAGTTCTATAAGTTGCCCAAGTATCTTTAATACTAGTTGGAACATCAGCACCTTGTGTCCAATCAGATTCAACTAATAACTTATTTCTATGAGCTCTCATTTGATCCCAAGTATCTAATTCTCTATGTTCAATAATCATTGCATCTGTGATAATATCACTACCAATAATTTGTTGTACAGTTTTTCCATAATCTTCATGATCGGCAGGAACAGGAACTTCAGCTCCAGCATCGTAATCATAAATTGCATCACCTATAACTATAGGATGATAATTCCATGTGTGGCTATATACAAATTCGTTAGACATTTTTTTCTCTCTTATTAATGTAATGCATATGAGTTTGCACCTGGCATTGTATTAACATCTTGATAATAAGCACTATGCGCAGCTTCTACTATTATTTGCCAATGCGTATAAGCTGGCATATATATGCGAACATCAACAATCTCAGCAACTGAATTACCAGGAGCTCCACCAGGTACATTAATATTTAATCTACCGCTATTACCGTTGTATCCGCCTACATAACCTAGAGAATAATTCACTGAATATCCAGCATCACTTCTACCATAACCTGTTAAATAGAATTCGCTTTCTTCAATTGAACTGTAGTAAGTCTGGCGAACTTTAAATTTAATACTTCCAGAACCCCAATAATGCCTTCTATATCTTAATACATTTTGTGTAACTGCACTGGTGCCAGCATTTAAACGTTTCACATGATAAGTCGTTCCTTCGTTTGCACCATGCTGAACTCTAGTCCATCCATTAGGACCACTTTCAATTATTTGTTGGCCATAACTATTAATACTAAATCTTTTTTGTGGAGCGCTTCCAGGACCTGTACTATTTGATTTTACATAAAAATCTAATCTACCTGGTGCACTAGTTCCGCTGTGATCTGCATCTGCTACACCTTCAATTTTAGCATCAGCACCGGCATTTGTATTTCCGTCTGAATATCCTTTAAAAGCAATTGCACCCATTTTTTGATTTGCTGTTACAGTACCACTATTATAAGTTGATTGTAGTATTCCACCTCCGTTACCAGATAAAAGCGTTATTTTATCCGTAGGAGCATTTGTACCAATACCAATATTTCCATCTGCTTTAATAACAAATCTATTAGTGTATGTATCGGTATGTGCATTTGTTCCTGCCGTCTGTGTACCACTAGCAATTTCAAAACCTGCATCTACTGTTTCTTGTGTAGCTATTCTCCAATTATAATGAGTTGCTTGAGTTGAAGCAAAGTGATATTCTGGGCTTCCATCTAGTTGAGTTACATTGCCTCTAATATCTAATTCACTTAATGGAGTAGTTGTGCCAATACCAACATCACCGCCTCCGGGTTGTAATGCTAATGGATATGTTGTAGATATATCATTATCTTGTCCTTGTATCCAACTTGTCCAAGGAGCCGCACCTGCAACACCCATTTGCAATCCATGAGAGCTGGTAGAATTTCTTAAGAGAAACATACCTTTACTAGTGCCGCTAGGAGTATTATTTGTCCCTGCTACCTGTAATGTTGTTCCAGGAGTAATTGTTCCAATACCAACTGCATTATTAGCTGCATCTACTTTTAGTGTATTAGTATCAACTGTCAAGTTGTTTGCTAAAATAAGATTACCGTCTGAGTCCGAATGTAATCTAGCTAAATCTCTTGTTAATGACATATCTTTATCCTAACTTAGTAAATATACACTAAAATGAGAATGATGTTCTTGGCCTGTACTACTAATTGGTGTTGTATAGTTTGAACCTGTATTTACATAATAATAAAAGTAATCGTTTGCGCTGACATTCTTCATAATTGTAGTACTTTGTACAGTGTGCCTATCATTACTGACAGACCAGCCATATGATAAAACAGAGCCATTATACCCTATTCCAATACCAGCATGAGCTGCAGAATTTTTATATCCGCTAAAAGCAGTAACAAGATAAGTACCAGCTACAGGACAAGTAAATTTGCCATTTGTGTTATTCCAGTGATTACCTGTGTTTGTTGTTACTGTATGAAACAAATTCCTATCAGTGACTCCATATCTTTCTTTATATCCCATAGCAAGCATATGAGGCTGATTTGGAACACCTAAACGACCTACACTATCAAGTGTTAGCTTATCACTCTCTTTAAAAAAACGTAACTTACCATCTCCACCATTGCGATACATATACCACCAGTTTGCCCCTGTATCGGCTTCAGCGGTGTCATGTAATATAAGATGGTTATTAGCAGCATTAATCTTTGAGCTTTGAGCGTTAATATTTAAATTCCCGGCCATAGATGTTGTACCAGTAACACC